GGGGGCGGATTTAACTACCTACACTAAAGAGGAATTAGTTTTTTCTGCTCTCAACCATGACCTGGGTAAAATGGGTGATGAGGAAAATGATTCATATATTCCTCAAACAGATAACTGGAGACGTGAAAAATTGGGCGAGGATTATATGTTTAATACTAAAGTTCCATTTGCATCTGTTCCCGACCGAGGTTTATTTTTACTCCAATCTCATAATATCCAGTATACTTTTAATGAAATGATTACTATTCAGACACATGATGGTTTATATGATGAGGCAAATAAAAAATATTTAATGACTTATCTTCCAGAACAAAAACCACGTACATCATTACCTTTTATTGTACACCAGGCTGATTTAATGGCTGCTAGGATTGAGTTTGAAAGAGAATGGTTACCTAAATTACAGGGTAACGTGGATACCTCAAAGAAATCATTTACATTGGATAATAAGAAATCAACTCCTACAACTCCTAATACTAAATCTCAAGCATTAAGTAGTGTTAAAAGTGAAGGACTTAAAAACCTATTAAAAAATCTATGATAATAACAATTATATTACTTTCTATATTGGTCGTGACTCTTGGATTCACGACCTTTAACCTCTTACGTAAGAACGAAAAACAAGAAGATATTTTAGCTTCTTATTTAACTTACTTAAATAAAATTTCCGACATTATTGATACCTCCGATAAAAAAATTCATGAGGTTGATGTTAAAGGTTCTTTTGAGAGTGATGATGAAATAGGATTTTTCTTTACTAATATAAAAATGATTCAAGAGGTTTTAAATCAATTTAAAATTAAAGACTTATGAGTGATTTAGAGGTAGTAAAACCTAAAAAGAAAAAAGGCGTACAATATTTTACTCAAGCAACTGAGGATGCTATTAATGAATATAATAAAGCGACTACGTTCGAAGAAAAAAATAAAATATATCACGAACGTATTCACTATGCTTTTTTTAAGTTAACTGAAAATATAATTCATACTTTTAAGTTTTATTACACTGAGGTAAGTAATATTGAAGATTTACAATTTGAAGTTATTTCATTCTTACTTTCCAAAATTCACTTATTCAATCCAGAACGAGGAGCAAAAGCATATTCTTATTTTGGAACAATTGCAAAACGTTATTTAATTTTATCAAACCAAAAGAATTATAAAAAACGTATCGATACTGCGCCTATAGAAACATTAGAGGAAGATGAACGCCACTCGTATGAGATGGAAGATACTCAACCTATAGAACGTTTATCCGCGTATATAGATGAATATGCTGTGTATTGTACTGAAAATATTTATGAGTTATTTCCAAAAGGTGAGGATGCTCAAATTGCGGATGCTATTTTAGAATTATTTCGTAAACGAGAATACTTAGATGTATTTAATAAAAAAGCACTTTACATTTATATTCGTGAGATTATTGACGCTAAAACACCTAAAATTACTAAAATAGCAAATCAACTCTACGATATATTTAAAGAAGGTTATGTATTTTATTTAGAACACGGATATACAAGGTTTTGATTTTAATATTTATAATCAAAATTTATGAGTTTAGATGCTGTAATATTTAAAAAGAAAAAATTTTCTGATATTTTAGAGGAAATTTATGAGAACCAAAAGAAAAAGGAATCACAAATTTCTGCTTTAATTGGTGAATTAAAACCTCTTATCAATGATATTGGTGATGCTACCTTAGTTGTTCCTTTAATTAAGGAATATATGGAAATTGGTGTCAAAAACGATGAACAATTAATCAAAATGGCTACTATTGTTCAACGTGCTCTACAAGTACAATCCCAAAATAATTCAAACGAATTAGCATTCTCAGATGAAGAAAAAGCTCAATTGTTTGACTTAGCTAAAAACATTGGAGAGAAAAAATAATGGCATTTTATCCTGAAGGTTTACAACAACAGACTGATCTTAATACTAGTACTCTTCAAGATTCAGGATATTTTAATATTACTCCTGTTAGGGTAAAATATGCTTTTTTAAATTTAGAACAAATAAAAAAAGATAATCGTAAATTATATGATAAGTATCAAGGTGATTTTGCTTTAGGAGGTATAATTTTTGATTCTGTTTCTAATCCAACTTCAGGTAGTAAAGAAGAAGACCAATTTGAAGGTTTGCCTTTTGCTTTGCCTTTATTTCCTAATTTTAAACAAATTCCTTTAGTAAATGAGATTGCTTATATTATAAGTTTTCCATCTCCTAATCTACAGAATCCTGATTTTATTGATACAAACGATACTACTTTCTATTATTTTCTTCCTATTAATATATGGAATAGTACTCACCATAATGCTTTACCTGATCCTTTTTCTACCTCTACTAAAACACCCTCAGAACAAAAAACCAATCAACAAGTTGAAGCAGGTTCTAGAGTTAAAACTACTGATGGAGTTGATGATATTGATTTAGGAGAAACTTTTGATGAACAACCTAATATAAGAAATTTACAACCTTATGAAGGAGATATCATTTTTGAAGGTAGATGGGGTCAATCATTAAGATTTAGTTCAACTGTAACAGGTAGTGATAATACTTGGTCATCTGTAGGTCCAAATTCAAAACCAATAACTATTTTAAGAAATGGTCAATACAATGATAAAAAAGCATCTTGGGTTCCTATTGTTGAAGATATTAATCAAGATTCAGGTTCTATTTATTTAACTAGTACTCAACAAATCCCTTTAAAAGCATCAAGTACTAATTATGAAAGTTACTCATCATATATTCCTACACAACCTGACAAATACTCAAAAAAACAAATCATAATTAACTCAGGACGATTAGTATTTAATAGTAATGAGGACCATATTTTATTAAGTTCAAAATTAACAATTGGATTTAATGCTATAAAAGGATTTAATTTTGATACTAAAGCTAATTTTGTTATAAATGCTCCTTCAATTAAGTTAGGATCTAAAGATGCTGATGAACCTCTATTATTAGGTGATAAAACAGTTGAATTATTAAATAAATTATTATCTAATTTAAAAACTTTTGCTGATGTTTGTGCTACAGCCAACTCAACAGGTCCCGGTCCTTTAGTTCAAATTAATACTATAGGATCAATATTATCTAATAATATTTTAGCTCTAAAAAAAGAATTAAATAGTTTAAAATCTAAAACCAGCTATACAATATAATGGCATCATCTATTGATATTAATAAAATAGTAGGAATTTTAACTCAAAATCAAGGAGAAGATCTTTCTCAAAAAGGTTTAAATAAAATTAGAAAAATCATTTTAGATAAAGCTACTGACTTATCTAATAAAGCAACTTCTACTTTAACCCCTATTTTACAAAAATTAAATATAACAGATATTAATAGTCTACCTAGTACATGTCCTGCACCTGATGTGATTAATAGTGTTGTTCCTATATTAAATAATTTTGTACAAGATATAAATTCTCAAGTTAGTAATATTGATAGACTTAATCAAACTGTAAATAGTTCTACTACTGCTTTAAAAACTACAAAACAAATAATAGATACATTAAATATAACTATTTCTATAGCAACTTTAATTATTCAAGCCATTCCACCTCCAGGACTACCAGGACAAGTAGTTGGAGCAGTTGATGCTTTAGATTCTTTAAGACAAAAAACTTTATTTGATAATAATGGTAATCCTAGAATACCTCAAATATCTGCTCCATTAGTAGGAATTTTAATTTCAATTAATATATTTAATGCTTTTTTAACAGATACTGTTAATACAATAAATAAAATCTTAGAATTATTAAAAAAATGTTCTGCTCAAAATAATACTGTAGTTAATGTAGCTAATTTTTCACCTTTAGTTACAGCAGTAATTAATAATCAAAATAAGATTGAATCAACTCCTACTTTATTTCCATATCAAGATTTTTTAATTGAAATAGAAGAAAAAAACTATACTCCTACTGTTAAACAATATAGGGCTGTTGGAAGGAATAATCAAGGAATAACTTTAATTTCAACTCCATATTCTTTTACATCTACCCCTCAAATATTAGTAGAACAATTAAAATTTATAATTGACCGAGATAATTTAAAAGCTAATTAATTTAATATTTATAAACAATGAAACCATCAGAATTTAAATCAATGATCAAGGAAGCTGTAAAAGAAGCTATCCATGAAGAGTTACGTGAAATTATATTGGAAGCAGTAAAAGCCCCTAAGGGTGCTCCTATTGGAGCAGGTGGTTATGGTACAGTAACTGAATCAAAAAATACTTATGCTCAACCTAATCTTGAAAATCCTAAACAATTATCACCTTCTGAAAGACGCAATCTGTTTAGTGGTATGTTAGAAGAAATGCAAACTGGTGGAGTAGCTAATACTGCTTATGCTGGAAACTTCCAACCACAAGGACCTGTAGATGCTATTAATGGAACTTTACCTGAGGGTAGTGTTGGATTAGACCAAATAATGGCTTTAATGAATAAATAATGGCTTTTATAGTTAGAAATAAATTTCCAATTGATACTCAACTTCAAAAAGCAGTTGGGGTGAATCTTCCATTTTCAGGAAGAGCAGTTTTTACTTCTAATTATTTAACTAGAGACGCTATCCGAAATAATTTAATTAATTTTTTCTCTACTAGAAAAGGAGAAAGAGTAATGAATCCTTTATTTGGTAGTATAATTCAACAGACTGTATTTGAAAATTTAACAACAGATATAGACACCACATTAAAAACAATAATTGAAGATGAAATTAATAAGTATTTTAATTTTGTAACAATCCAATCAATTAATGTAGTTCCAAACCAAGATTTTAACCAATTAAACATTGATATTACTTATAGCGTAGCTAATTTTGGTATTAATGATAATATAACAGTGACTATATAAAATGGCAATAAAAAGAGACATAAAATATTTAAACAGGGATTTCAATTCATTGAGAGATACCTTGATATCATACTCAAAAACCTACTTCCCTAACTCCTATAATGATTTTACTCCAGCATCACCAGGTATGATGTTTATGGAGATGGCTGCTTATGTAGGTGATGTTTTATCATTTTATTTAGATAATCAAATTCAAGAAACGTTTTTACAATACGCTCGTCAATCTAATAATTTATATGACTTAGCTTATATGTTAGGTTACAAACCTAAAGTTACTTCAGCTGCTATTGTTACTCTTGATTTTTATCAAACATTACCAGCTACAACTTCAGGTAGTATCACTATTCCTGATTTTAATTATGCTTTACAAATCCCATCTAATACAACTGTTAACTCATCTCAAAACCAAAATGTTAGGTTTTTAACTCAAGATAAAATTGATTTTTCATATTCTAGTTCTTCAGATCCTACTCAAGTTACAGTGTATCAAACAAGTGGAGGAGTTCCAACTTATTATTTAATAAAAAAATCAAAACAAGCAATATCTGCTACTATTAAAACTAAAACAGTTAGTTTTACAGATCCTATTCCTTTTAATTATACAGATATTAGTGATAGTAGTATTATTGGAATTTTAGATATTACTGATTCTAGTCAGAATATTTGGTATGAGGTTGATAATTTAGCTCAAGATGCTATTTATGATACTGTAGTTAATACTAACCCTAATGATCCTAATTATTATACATCAACTGATACTCCTAATTTATTAAAAATAAAACAAGTACAGAATAGATTTGCTACTCGTTTCTTAACTTCAGGATCATTAAGAGTTTTATTTGGATCTGGAAATCCAACTGATACAACAGAAGTAATTATTCCAAATCCTAATAATGTAGGTTTAGGATTACCTTCTGAACAAAGTAAATTAACAACAGCTTTCTCGCCTACAAATTTTGTATTTACAAACACATATGGTGTTTCTCCAACTAATACAACCTTAACTATAAGATATCTAACTGGTGGTGGAGTAGAGGCTAATGTGCCTGCTAATGATTTAAATTCACTTAGTAATACTAATGTTACATTTAAAAATTCAACAATTTCTAATTCATCTTTAGCAAACCAAATATATTCTTCTTTACAGGTCACTAATGCTTTAGCTGCTACAGGAGGTTCTTATGGAGATTCTATAGAAGAAATAAGACAAAACTCTTTATCTAATTTTCAATCACAACAAAGAGCAGTTACCGCGGATGATTATAATGTTAGGGTTTTAAGTTTACCTTCTCAGTATGGAAATATAGCTAAAATATATACTACACAAGAAAAAGCTAATACACTTTCATTAAATGAAGTTCCAAGTTCAATTAACATGTATGTTTTAAGTTATGATGTTAATAAAAATCTTCAAACTGCTTCATCTGCTTTAAAACAAAACATTATCACTTATCTTTCTCAATATAGAATGATAAATGATTCTATTAAATTAAAAGATGCTTTTATTATTAATATAGGAGTTGATTTTGATATTGTAGTATTACCTAATTATAATAATGATGAAGTTTTATTAAAATGTATTCAAACAATTCAAAATTATTTTAAAATAGATAATTGGCAAGTTAATCAACCTATTATTTTAAGAGATTTATATATTGGTTTGGATAATATAGATGGTGTACAAACAGTAAAAAACATTAGTATTACAAATAAAACAGATGTTGCTTTAGGATATAGTCAATATGCTTATGATTTACCTTCTGCTACTTTAAATAATGTAGTTTATCCTTCAATTGATCCTATGATTTTTGAAGTTAAATATCCTAATACTGATATTAAAGGAAGAATAGTATCTTTATAATAAAACAAAATGGCAGTATATAAATTATTCCCTATAGCAGATACAACCCTTTATTCAGGATACCCTTCTATGAATACTGGTTTAGATGAAATAATAGAAGCATCTACTAATTTTACAATAGGTGTTACAGAAACAAGTGGACAATATCCTCAAACATCTAGATATTTGATTAAATTTGATTCTTTAGATATTAATGATGTCATCAATAATAGAATATCAGGGTCAACATGGCAATCTAATTTAAGAGTTTTTGTATCAAATGCAACAGGTTTAAGTAATACTTCTTCTATAGCTATTAATGCTGTAGCTGAAAATTGGTCTATGGGTACTGGTCATTATTTAGAGTCACCTGGGGTGAACAATGGATGTTCTTGGTTTTGGAAAGATTATTCTGGAAGTGTTAGATGGACTACAGCTAGTTTTACTTCAGGTACTACAGGATCATATAACTTAACTAATAATCCTTCATCATCAGGTGGTGGAGTTTGGTATACTGGTTCACAAGCGTCTCAATCATTTAATTTCTATTCAGATTTAGACCTTAATACAAATGTAACTT